GCTCGTTTGACATATATTTGTGGGGGTAGAACGTTACAGCAATGTTGATTGTGCTGCCCGTGGTCAACTGAAAGTCCTCCGGTAGAGGATTGTTCTTGGAGTCTACCTGTAACGGCTTACGTGTTTTCTCGCCGTTGTATTGACCCTTTAGAATACACTTAATGGTGCGTGTACCATCATCATGCTTGACCATAGGATTAGAAGGTGTGTCAGGCCAGTCTGGCTTTTTGTTAGCCGTATAGGCTTTGACCATTGCGATATACAACCCTTTGGCTGTCTCGCTGTCCATCTTCAATTCGATGGAGTATTCAGCATTCGGTGCCATCGGATCGCACGGCATGCTCTTGTTAACCTTTTGGTCAAAGGCATAGGTGCGGTCCAACTTTGGCCACAGTGCTTCTACATTTTTAATTACATATGGTTCTGCCATATCGTTCTCCTATATATCTTCGTCGAGATTTAAATCCATCTCGTACTGTGTGTTATCGTGCGAGGTATAACGCACGGGTTCTGGGCTGGTCTTCTTCAACAACGCATCAGACACAGCCTGTTTGTCAAAACGGTATACGTTGTTGATCTTCAAAAAAGTGTTTTCGGGGATATGCCCCTGCCGTACCCAGCCCCGTACAGTAGATACGGATACGGCTAAATGTTTAGCTAAATCTTCAATAGCAACAAATGGTGTAGTCATTACTTTTTCCTCACTGAGATGACATACTCGCTGTCAATCTTCAAACCTTCGGGTTTTAACTCAGGATTTTCTTCCAAGAATTGCTTCATGTTCGTCTGGTTTAAACGACGATCAAACAACTCAGGTACAGCATGCTCTACAACAAACTTGTGCATAGCATCCCAATCACTTGTCCAGTATTTGGTACGCTGCGAACGAAAGAATAATCCCTCATCGGTTCTCACGCTCTCAACTTTGTTGTTTTCACAATAGCTGAGAAGCGCACGTTTTAAGATGTCAAGCTGGTGTGCCAACTCTCCATCTTCTTTGGTAAATGCCGCTTTTAACTCTGCACGTTTGTTGCGTATTTTTATATACGCCTTGGTCATTTTGTCAGCGGGTGCGTCTGAATAGTCGCTCATCTTAACTCCTCCTTGTACAAAGTATTATTTAATTATGTATACTACTCTAGTCAAGCAGTTCTTTGTACAAATCTATCATTTTTGTGTGTACGTCTATTCTCTTATCAAGTAATGAGTACACGCGTTTTTCTACACCCGATCCTTGTAACTGAACAACGGTACATGGATGTTTCTGCCCTGAACGATGCACCCGTGCATTTGCCTGTGCGTATGTCTCCAAAGAAGAAGTCGGACCCCACCATACCACAGTGTTCGCTGCAGTTAAAGTCACACCATGTGCTGCTGACTGGGGCTGTATCACCAATATCTTGGGGTCAGGGTCATTTTGGAAGCGTTTAAATATGTCGGTGCGGGCATGCGCAGGTACGTCTCCACGAATCACTTCTGCTGTTAATTTGTCAGCACGTAGCTTCGACACCAAGACATCTATCGTATGCTTGAATGGCACGAACACCAACACCTTCTGGCTGCTCTCGTCAATCACTTCCTTGAGAACTTTGTAGCGGTTTTTAATATCAAACTCTAATGCGCCACCGTCATCAGTGTAGACCGCCCCTGCAGATATTTGCAGTAACTTGTTCATGGTAGCGGCGGCGTTTACAGCGGATATCTCGTCATCACCTACCTTCATAACCAACTGCTTGCGTAACATCTCGTAGTATTTTGTCTGTTGTTTGGTCAATTCAACCTTACGTTTAACGTAGGTCATCTCTGGTAAGTCGAGACATTCTTCTTTGGTGAACCGTATAGCTGGCTGTAACGCGTTAAACACTATGTCGGATGCGTTTTCCTTTGGCATCCAGCGAAACTGAGATAGCTGCTGCATTACCATGTCACGAAACGAACTAAAGAACCGTGGCACTGCATCGGGATTTATCAACTTGGCTAGACCATAGGCGTCCAGCGGTGACTGGGCAGCGGGTGTACCCGTCATCATCCACAACCACGTGTTATCATCAACGATCTTGCGTAGAGTTTTCCAACGTTTTGTCTGCGGGTTTTTGTAGTGAGTAGCCTCGTCCACAATTACCAGATCAAACCCACCATTGCGCACTTCGTCCAGCACGATATCCACACCGTCATAATTTATTATGACAAACTCGGCACCTTGGTTAATTATCTTGGCACGTTTCTTTGAACTGCCATAGGCCACATCCACTGTACGATGCGGTGCAAAAGTAGCCAAGTCTGCCCTCCATGCACTGTCCATGATTGACAGGGGGCATATGACAAGAACACGGTTGATCTTACCTTTGTTAATCAGAAAGTCAGCCGACCATATTGCACTGGCTGTCTTACCTGTACCCTGCTCGTTGAAACAGAACCCACGCTTGTTCATGGTGAAGAAGGAAGAAGTCTTCTTTTGGTGATCAAATGGGGTGTATGCACCTGTCCAGTTATACTGAGTATCTATAGGTGATGGCGCACGTACACCCAAGTTGCGTAGCTTATGTGCTTCATCAATCCCCCACTTCACAAGCACTTCATTGGTATCCACCTGTTTGCTTTGAGGGATAACTGAGGTGACACGGTTTGGATTGCGCAGCTTTAAAAGCAGCGCACGACCATCTACTATCTTCATGGGTTCTCCTATTTTTTCTTTTTGTAGTTCCGAGCGCGGTTCTTGCTGCGGCTTTCGATCTTCACACCGTCTTTATTAGAACCACCTTTGCTAAGAGCTTTTTTGTGGCTGATATCTTTGCCTTCACGTTTATCAGCTTTACCGTTTTTATTTTTATCCACACCCTCCCGATCCATCTTACGGCGTGCACGCTGACGCTCCATACGGCGTTCAAAGGTTGCACTTCCAACGGGGGCGTTAACTTGTTTCTTGCGGTCTTTAGGATTTTTGTATGGCATTATGAGTTAGCTCCATTATGTATGCACTCCACAACAGGACAATGGCGACGACATAATCCATTAGGACGGGCGTTCCACGTGTCAGCTCCTGCGGCTTCTTTCATGTTATTGAACTTTCCTATCCACTTTTCCCACAGATCGCCTTTGTCATGTTCGGTGTACGTGTGGTTTACTAAATCATTTACTAACACAAAAACTAAGCCAGCGCGTACCTTTTTTATGTCTGGGAAGTGCGCAAATGCAGCCAATGCCATTAGCTCCAACTGCCCTTTGTCTGCGTACTTGGATGACTTGGATGTTTTGTAGTCCACTATCCATGCAACATCGCCTAACACGTCAACGATAAGAAGGTCAGCGATGCCACGGAACCAGACCCGCTTGTCATAGAAGCTGCATGCTTTGAGATCCTCGGTTATACCCATCTTACGTTCACAAAACTTCACGCCGCGCTTGTCTGTCAGCTTATCTAAAAACTCCTGTGCGAACTGGAACTCGTCAGGCAGAGCCGTGCCATCTTTGATGTATAGCTCCGCTGCTTTATGAAACGCATTACCGTAGATAGTGGCTTGCGTTGGCACGAATGGATATTCTTTCAGGATCTTCTCGTGATAGAATTGCTTAGGGCATTGCTCAAAAGATTTGATCTTGCTGAACGACCACGGTGCTACGTTAGTCATTTTCTGCTTTCTTACTACTCTCTTGACACTCTACTACGTCATCGCTCACATGACCCAAAAAACCAGAGCATATGCTATCACCACTGCTACTAACACAAGTGACCTCATACCCATTTGCTAGGAACAAAGGACAGCTACCATTGTTTAGCGGCATGGTCCCTTCATTACCATAAGGCACTACTGCTACATACTTACTCATTCACAATCTCCATATGATTTACCTGTGCCACTCTCACAGTTTATCGGCAGACCATCTGCCCAGTCTGGTTTCCAACGCATGCATTCTTCTACATATGCTTGCGCCTCGGCCACCTCTTCATCTTTTACACAGGCCACAATACTGTCATGTACAGTTAGCACAACTTTGTACTTCTTGGCAATACGTAACATCTGCTCACCTATGATACAACGTGCAACGGCTTGACACACATTCTCCACGACCTTCCCACCATAAATTTTGTTCGGGCCTCGACGTGTTTTGTAGTAATATTGTGGGCGGTTATCTTCTATCTCTGCGAACAAACCGTGGTAATACATCGGCAAACCAGAGGGTAATATTATGGCGGTCTTATCCACGTCCACACGGAGCACCCCGGCACGTCCCACCTTTGCAGGTGACTTGTTATGTAGATCCTTCAACATGCCCTGAGCAGCGTGCCACAGTGAACTAATCGCGTCATTGGCTTCGCTCAATATCAAACCCAAACGTCATAAGCTGGTGTTGAAACTTGGGCGCACCCATGCCATACCCCGCACCCAGAATTGTGGTCTTGCCAACGAACCGCTGATCCTTGCTTACCGCATCTGCTGGCACGCTATATATGCTTGACGCCATGTATTTATAAACGTCTTCGCCCCTGTCGAACTGATCAACAAGATCATCCTGCCCTGCCAACCACGCCAGTACGCGTGCTTCGATCTGCGAACTATCACAATCAATGAGTGTATGACCTGCTGGTGCTATGATGCTCTGCTTTAACTTCTTACCGTTAGGACCACGACTTGGTAAGTTTTGGAGGTTAATCTTATCATCTCCACCCCACCGACCAGTATGCGCTGCATAATACCTCACAGGTACGGGCAGAATCCCACGACGGCTGATGTCTATAAACCGCTGTGTACGTGTTTCCTCAAGCGTAGACTTCGTACCCAACCGAGCAGCGACCAGTGCTTGCACCCGATCATCCTCATGCTCTTGTAATGCTTTGAACGCCTCATCTGACTTGGCGAACGCGAATGTTTCCTTACCTGTGGTCAGACTTATCTTTTTTGGTGGTGTTACACCTAACCCCTCAAGCACCACAGCAAACTTGAGGTTGGACATGAGTTCTTCTTTTTCAATATTTGCATCCGCGAGTAGTTTGTCTTTGCGATCTTTGATTTCGGCAAGGTGCAACTCAAGAAGACCCGCATCCAAATCCACCATCGGTTCAACGAACATGCGCAACGTCAGGTCTATCAGCTTCAACTCTTTGCGGGGGAAGTCATTTATCATGCGCATGAATAGCTCATGTGTTATGTCTACGTCTGTGACACAGTAGTCTCCATACCGAGATAACTCTTCTTCCGTGAAGTCCACCCTACGCTTGCCCATAGCACGTATAACTTCATCACCCTTGTCTTGTAGTCCATAAGCCTTTGCGAGGTTTGCAAGCGAGACACTGCTCTCCGTACCGTGCAGCGCACGTGCCATGCACAGCGTGTCAGCGTATATCTTGGGTGTAATGCCAAAGTTCCAGTTCAGTATCGCACCGTCGAACATAGTGTTGTGGGCCAGCACCATCTTATCAGACCAGTCATAACCCATCAGGTAATCTTTGATCTGATCATGCGTGCCGCTGACCCACTCAGTTTTTTCATCCCACTGCTTTACCGCAACCCCAATAACTTCAAAGTCACGGTGGCGAACGTAGTTTTCAGTGGTGAGTTTAGACAGGGAATAATCCCTGTCATAGAACGTTTCAAAGTCCAGAGTTATTAGCTTCATTAATCGCTACCCGCGATCTCGCCACCAATAGCCGCATACCCACAAATGTCGATATACGTGTCAACATCCTTCGGGCCATCCCCATGCAAGCGGGATATCTTCAACAGCACCATCATGGCAGCAACGTCACGTGGGGATATAAAATTGTTTAATCCCAGATGCGCGTTCCAATACCCAGCGATGCGCTCAAAGCTATCGGAGGCATCCCCGTACTCTTCGTGGCGCTCGCCGTTGATAAGCTGATCCGCTGCCGATAATATGCTAGAGCGTTTGTTTGTTTCACGTGGAACAATCTCTTTACCACCCCCTTCATTAAAGGCAAACAAATCCTCAACGTTAAAATCGTTGGAGGTTTCCCCTGTGGCCTCGCGCTTCGCTTCCAACTCAGCAAAGTATTTAGCATCCGCTTCCGCTTCCGCTGCGTAGTCGGTGTCGTCTATGTGCAACTCCTTCGGTGCATCCAAAACTTCTTGCGGCGTTCCAATCTTCTGCATCAGCTTCCATACATACCCGTAGGACGTTCCTGTGCCCTTGGCGATTTCTATTATTTTTGCCTTGGGATGTTTAACTCTGTAGGCCCAAATCTTTTCTTGCTTCTTAGTCATGTCGTTCTCCTAGTTTCCATTCGGGCATCTACCCGATTACGTTTTTGGGATCTGGTATCGCAGGGCAACCAATGGAGAAAGTCACCCTGCGAACCAGTATGAGGTCAATGGCCTGAAGTACATCCGAAACGCCAGACTGGTAACTCCCTAGCGTAACGGGCGAAAGGATGACCACCCCTCACTGCCGTGGATATTTCATGAACAGAGGTCTCTCACGGCTCTACCTCCCCACCCTCACAGTCACGGGTGGTAACTTGTTCAGTCTACCTTACGAGGCAAACCAAATTTCTTTTTCATGTTGAACGCCCACTTCTTACTCTTGCCCATTATATCCGCTGCATCCGTCACAGTCATCTTGCGTTGTAACATGCGGTTGAGCACCTCGGCGTCTTTGGTTAGGGGTAAGTTGTTAACGGGTTCCTTACGTGGCCTCCCGCCCAGCTTACCATTTTCTTTTGATTTAGCGCCATTCTCCATGTAGCGATTACGTGTCTCCAAGCGCGGGTTATCCGTTTTATCCTGTTTGATCTGCTTTAACCAGCAATCACGGTAGAACGGCTCATACTCCTTTCGATGCGGTATTTTCAAAGCTACTTGCCCCGCAAGTCATTAAGCATGCTGAAGGCGAGATCCATATTAGTTTCGCTGACAACCAGCGCAACGCCTCCTGCAGCTATTATTTCGTTTAAGTTTTTCTCCTGCAATGGTGTTGGCTTATTCTTGCCAGCTTTGCATTCGATCCCTATAAACTTGCCATCCATACACGCTATTATGTCAGGCACACCGCTACGACCATACCCGCCTGTAACTGGGTAGAAGTAGTACGCACCTAAGTCTTTTAGATGCGCAACCACTTTCTTTTTTACCTTTGCCTCTGGGGTCATTACTTCGCCAACTTTTGTATTGTGTCAAGGAACCCCTTAACTTCTTTACGGCATGCTTGAATGTTTGCCAGAGTGCGGTTCATGTCAGCTACTTGTTTCTCGAAACTTTTTATTTTCGTTTCAAGATCAGCGATATGCGTATCGGTGCGATCAATCCACAGATGCGCTTCACCCACACTTAACTGGTCATCCTCATTGCCATCAGGGCCAAACATATCTTCGCGTATTGCTTTGACCCAACCCCACATTATGCCATTCTCTAATGCGTCAGCTACAGTCTTATCCGTTTCGGATTTTGTGTAGCACTGTTTATCAATGCTATATACATCTTGCAGCATTAACATGATATCACGCTTCTGTTCGCGTGACGGTTGACGGTTTGGTTCAATTTTAGTTACGTTAGTTTTAGTCACTTTTTTCTCCTTCCGCTTTGTCATGCATACATCACACACGACACCCTTTGGGTATATTTTCCAGCCCAGCTTATGTAGCTTCTGGATAATCGTTTTATTGTTTTGGAACTCGGGCTTGGCTTTACGATCCCCGTGCATGCACGTTACAAAAACCTCATTCGGTTTTACGCCGTGGTCTTCGCATTCTTTGCAGACACACTTCGCCTGTTCCTTCCCGTCTTTATAGACAGCAGTAATAGTCATAGAGTTACTCCCTAGTAAGTTTTGCCCACGTACCACGCAGCGGCCATCAGTGAAGCTGTTATGACAACCCACACGTAAACCTTGGGTATACGGATGACGAAATAATTATGCGTATCGACAGCAGTGGTAATGTTGGGATTGGTACGGGATTTTTGAGTGACCACCTTCTCCTTAACAGGTTTTGTCTTAGCCTTCGTCTTGGCTGCCTGTACGGGCTTGGTAGTATCGTTGGGTGACACGTTATCTGCAAAAGTAAAAGTTTCCCACTGACCCTTACCCTTACGCGAGTGGTTACCATAGTGCACAGGACCATAATGCGATATCAACTTCCCACGCGCCTCACCTGTCAAGTTATCAGGAACGAACCAAC